CCACCTCGACCCGCAGGTCTACGTTTTTCTGCTTTAGCTAGCTGTGCCTCAAGCTTGCGGCTTCTGCTGTTGCTTCCTTAAACTCTTTGCTGCTGATATCAAGTTGAGCCGCAATATCACGCCATGCATTTCTGTAATCCCTTAGGTTTTTAATACTTGTTGTTGAAGTGCTTTGAATCTCTTTGAGTCGAGAACTGACTAGCTTGAAATTGGTGTCAACTTTTGTTTTTGCCGTAACAGCAAGCTTATTTAACGAAGCCTCAAGCTCCTTCAGCTCACCCTTGCCGACGGCCTTGACTAAAACCTTCAGTTCAGTGGTGACAGCAGCCATCAGGGTTTCCTTTTGTTCAGACAGGTCAGAGCCGTGACTTCCATCACCTGTATCCCCTCAAACAGAGAGACAGGATCCTTCACTGAATACAGTCTACTGAGGTAATCAAGTGCTGAGTAGTTCAGCCCCGTCAATCCAGCCATACTGACATTCCACTGCGTTTGCATCCTGAGGAACATCATCACGGTGTCCCAATTCTCTTCCCACACTTCACAGTGCTGCTCAATAGCTTCTAGCCGCGCTTGTGCAATCTGCTCTTCACTAGCACCAAGAGCTTTTAGATCAGCTTCACGCTCATCGACAACGCCGCCTTTCGCCCAATACTCAGCGGCCTCTTCTAGTTTTTTGCTTGTGCTCCAGTCAAGCTGTCAGTGTATGCCGTGATCACAGCACGCAAGACATAGGGATCATCAAACAATTCAACCTTGCTTGATTCGCTGTATTCCACCTCGTCCCCAAGCTCATCTTTGATCCCCTCCCAACCTTCAAGGATTTCACCAACCAAAGCATCGTCGCCTTGATCAATTAAATCATTGAAGGATGAGCGGCTCATCTTTTTGAAGACTGCCGTAAAGGTCTCTTTCTTAAACTTGCCACCATCGACAGGAACTTCGACAGTGACAGGCCACTTATAAGAAGAAACCTTTTTAAGGACAAAAGCCATTGGATCAGGTAAAGGCCAGAGTGAACTCGTTGTTACCCGCAGAGGTTGGCAGAGCCAAATACGGCATGGACAACGAAACTACTCCGTTGGTGTCGCCGTAGCTTACTCCCGTGATGTCGGTTTGCGCCATCGTGAAAGTAGAGATGTTGCCAGCACTAGCGCCAATCACAAAGCTGCTGCTTGCAGTCGTGACCGCTGCCGCCTTAGCGAAGTAATCAGTAGTACCAACGACAGGGGCTTCAATCACCGCAGTACTGCCAGGAGCGCGATTTGTGATGAATACTTCCTTGGAACTTGCAGTTTCCTTGTAAGTGAACTCATTGTTCAAGGACAAGTCCAAGCTTTCTAGGCGAACACTGGCTTCACCGTGGAAGGTTGCAGTGGTGACGTTGGTGTCATTAACCTCAACAGCTGCAGCTTGATTAGCAACAGTAAAGCTACCGGAAAGAGCAGTGCCATCAGGTGCGTTATAGATGCCAATCATCTGGAAATTAGCAACAGGAAACTGACCTGCTGTTAAGTTAAAACCGACTGTTCCGCGACAACCAGTGATCTTATGGCGAGTGCCATCGTAGAAACAATAGATTGTTGCAGAATCAAAGCTGCTGCTCACACCTGCGTATGTAACGCTAGTAGAAGCAACAATGGTCTCTGACAAGCCACAAGACTTAAGCAAGGGGCCAAAGGCAGGGGCCGTTCCAGCAGCACCAGAACCACCAAGCTCAATATCAAAAGTAATAGAAACACGCTTGTTTGCGACCAAAGTGCCGCGAGTGCTGTTACCAATAAAACCTTGATACGCTACAGCCTGAACGTTGTCAGACTCAATAGGAGTTACCTCGACATTGGTGACCTGAACGGCGTCACTTCCTCCGACTGGCGTTGGATCCGTCCCGTACGATGCCTCGATCTTTGCGATCAGAAATTTCTTGCGCGTCAGTGCCATTTTCAGTAGGAGCGGAGGGTAATTCGATCAGCCGGAGTTCGCCTGTTTTGGGGTCGAACAGATAACTGCCGCCCGCGCCAGGATTAGGTACCTGCATAACAATAATAGCGATGGATCAACCTGAAGTCAGGTCTGTTCTACTAGAACGATAACGGACCAAGAAGTCTTGGCTAATGACTCCAAGCGGAACGTCCGCCTCGTACAAGCTGAAATCAGTTCGATCAGGCGTCAGGTCAAGCGCATATCCGTTCAGCGTTTGGTCAGCCATCAGCAATGCATGTACCTGTTGCGTATAAGTATCAGACGCATCGTCAGGCACGTTAGCGCGTACAAGCGTTGTGATTCGTGCTCTTAAAGTCCAGTCAATCTTGTCATAGAAATTGGTGTCATTTGGTTGATCATTGACAGGTTCAACGATGACAGCAGGCACCTCGCCTCTAGCTAAGGGTTCAACCCGGCTTCGATAAACTGTTGCGCCATTGATTGAATCAAGATTTGTCTTGATGCGGGCTAGGATCAATTCGCGCTTGGTGTCAGCCATAATCAGGCAGCAGAAACTTGGAATACGTTGCAAACTGCGCTAGGGGCCGCAGGTCGCGCATATGGGCTTGTTATTGCAGGCAAAGATCGTTTGTCGTACTTACCAACTGCCATCAGTCTTTCGTCAGTAACAACTCAGAAAATAAACCGTCATCAACAGGGCGATTTTCCCTGACGGTATAAGCCGCAGAAGCGACAGTAATAGAAGAACCACGGGTAAGGGCACTAACGTCAGAGGCTTTTGCCGTGAGCAAATACTCCCGACTTAATGCCATCCCACCCGCGATTACATCCATTGGGGAATCCAAAATACCAACGAAATCGTCACCAGCACCAATCTGGCAAGTAACGCCAAACTCGTCTGTATTTAGAAAAGCGAAGGTATCTTGCAGACTCATGATCAGTCGTACTTCTTAGCGGCCAGAGCCACGACAGAGACGTAACCAGTTCCAGTACCACCAGCAACGGTGACACTAGCCTTGATGTAACGCTTCATATCGTTGGAGTTGACGTAAATCTTCTCCTGTACAGCAGTGTTAGCAGCACTAGTAGTAAAGCCACCGCCAGAAACATCGGTGTAAGTACCACCAGAAGTATCTGATTCAGTGATTTTCACTGCATAGGTGACGCTGGCACCACCGGCAGAAGCATCAAGTGAGAAGACGATGTCGCCTTCGTAGTCATTCAGGTCGATGGCAGAGCCAACACCCGTGGAAGCAGAAAGCGCGGTGGGGCGAACTGCTAACTGATAGCTCTTAGAGCCCAGGTTTTGCAACATTGTTCTTTCTCCGTTTGGAAGAAGGTTTTACAGGTGGACAGGAAAGTGCTTCGGGTTCAGCGATAGATTCTTCCCTAATAGAAGAAGTCTCAACGTACTGTTCGGCTTTTGCAATACCAATCAGAAATTGAGCGTCAGGGAGGGGAGCCTCGACGACATCCCCAACCTTGACTACCGTCGCCCCAAGCATTGTTTGCTTCAGGATACGGATCTTCATTTATCAGAGAGTGTTGTTACCGCGTGAGAAGGACTCGGGATGACGCACGGCCATATCCACGTCCTGCATTGCTACAACACGAACGGTGCCGCTTGTGCTGTTGCTATAAGGATCAACCATCAGATCCAGACCGGAGAAGTAACCGATCAAGAGATCAGCGAAGTTACCGAACCACAGATCATTAGCAGCAACTTGATTGCTGACATCACCGCGATAGCCGTTCACTTCGTTGTTCTCGTAGATGTAGCTGGCTTGGCCGGATTCCTTGACCGCAGTCTTCAGAGCGCCGCGCATTGCAGCATTCATCAGATACACAGGGCTGCCAAGAAGAGCGTTAGCTCCAGCAACGTCAGATTCAAGTGCAACAACCTCAGCGAATGTTGGGGTGTTAGCAGCGAAGTCTTCAGTACCGATGCCGGTAGTGTTCTTCAGGCCAAGAGGCTCACTATTGGTGCCGGTGCCATAAAGGCCAGCAAGGTCAATCTTAAGAGCCAATACACGAGCAAGGTCACTGCGGACCATGTTCTCAACGTCAACGCTGGATTGAATCAGCAAACGACGGCTGTAATCGGTGTAAGCAGCGACAGTGCGAGGCATCATCGTTACTTGATCCAAAGTCTGTTGAGACTCGGAAGGAGCGCCAGACTCAGCAACCCAGTAAGCGGTCGCAGCGCCAGATTGACGAGGAATTGCAACGTTGCCTGTCAGGCCGGTCAGCACAGTTGCGCCAGCACGGTCAAGAGCAGAAGCGTTACGAAGCAGGTCAATGAAGGAACCAGCCAGCAAGTCGGTAGCAACAAGGTTGCCGCCAGCAGAAGCAGGGCTAGTCGCTAAGTCGCGGCTCAGGATGTCCTGAGGAATGGTGATACCGCGTGACTGACGGCCAAGCTTTGCAGCAGCAGCGTCAGATGCTTCAATTTCAAAACCAGCAGCTTCACGAGCGGCGCGGTCAGCAGGATTGGAGAGATAGTTGATTGCACGCAACCAAGAGAACTGACGGGTTTCCTTTTGGGAAAGGCCAATTTCACCGGCAGTGCTATCAACGGGCTTAACTTGAGAACCCATTTTTTCGATGAGAGCGGAACGGAGTTCGTCGAGTGACCGAGAATTCATTACGAAATCTTGAGCCAAATCAACGTTTTGAGTGCGCTTACCAAGGGCAAGCATTTCTGCGGCTTCCGTTGCCTTGGCCTGAGTGGCCTCAGCACGAAGAAGCTCCAGGTTTGGAGTTTGTTCTTCCATGTTGGAGATAGTGGGTGAACTTGTTACGGCTGAGGCCGTAGACATGCCTTCATTTTGAGTGAAAGCACGACCTATGCCAACAGTTTGATCCGCTGGCACGGTCACCAGCGAGATTTCAAAAGGTTGGAAAGAGGTGGCCCGATAAGTGACAGGCTTTGTGCTTTTATCTTCTTCCATATCGTTAATCCTGTAGCCGAAACTTACGTTGCGGATAATTCCGTCTTTAACCAACTCTTGCATTTCACGGCCAAGCTCATTATTCGCAAGCTTTACCTTGGCGTAACCGCGTTTGTTTTTGATGTATGCACGTTCAACAACGCCAACGATCTTATCTGCATCATGTTGGTACAGAAGCGGTGCGCCATCATTCAAACGAGATAAATCCATCGCTTTCTCGTCCATGCTCAGAACTTCCATTCCGAAATAACGCTCGACTGGCATTTCAGACGCGAAAGGAAACTCAAGAGTGCGATCTTCAGCTTCTGAAAACTCTGTGCTTTCTGCACGTTTAAAAGATTTACCTTCAAACATCCGAATTGGTTCGACAAGTTCTGCCTTTACCTCTTCAGTTGCAATGATTTCTTCAGGCATGATTTCAGTCATTAGCTTGATTCCTCTTCACCATGTTGCTCTGGATGGGGCGTTTCTTCAACTGGAGGGTTTTGCGATTGGCCTGCCTTGTCAACTGCACTAGGGTCAGAGTCTAAGACAATTCCAAGATCATCCATAACAGCCAGTTCATGAGCACGTTGGCGCATTACTTCTTCAAAATCGCCGCCATGTAAAGCGATGACTTGAGAAAGAGTCATGACGCCAGATCGAACCAATGATTTATAGGCTTCTGCCTCTTTTTGCGGATCGACGAATTGAGCAGCAGGAGCAATCCACTTTGACTCAAAGTATCGATCAGGATCCATGTCAAAGGCAGGCATCTGCATAACGCCTGACATCACAGCCATCTCAATCCATTTCTCATAAACAGGCTGACAAAGCGTATCAATCATGTATTGCTGCAAAGTCCTGTAATGAGCGCGAGTCTCAATTAGCTCCAATCGAGAAGAGCTGTAGTTGCTTTGGGAAAAGTCGGAACTTACTTGCGTGTAAGAACAACCAACCCCAGCGGCTACGGCACGCAACATCTGTGCAACAAATGGCGTAAAAGCATCATCTGGGCGCGTAGGTGAGAAGAATTGCATCTCTTCACCTGGAGCAAGACGACGAATGCTGCCAGGAGAGAAGTCCAGCACTGACTGATCTTCAAACGTGCCATCCTCAAATAGCTCTTGATCAGGTGTACGTACAAAACCCATCATTGCCGAACTTGCGCGAGCAGCGATGATCTCAGCTTCCTCAAAACCTTTGAGGTTGTTCAGGCGCATAATCGCTGAGGCAAATGCGGTAACACCTCGTGTCTGGCCTGGGCGATCAATGCTGTAAAGATGAATGATCTCGTCGGCAGGGATACGTGTGCGACGCTTCTTTGAAATCTCGCTATAGCTGAACTGATAATCGCCTGGGTGATAGTTCAGGAAGTGATAAGCAACAGGGCGGCCCCATTCGTCCAGCTCAACACCCATCCTGACGCGGTTGCCGTTGGACTCAAATCCGGTGTAATCATCGTCAAGGAGATCAGACTCAATGACCTCTAGAGCCAAAGGAATACGGCTAGAGCCAAATTGCTGCTTAACAAGGCGAACAAAGACTTCGCCAGACTCAATCATGCTGTTAATGCATAACTGTTGGATTTGAACCCATGTCAGCGTTCCACCGGCATGGCAATTATCAGCCTTGCCCCATTTCTTGAATTCGTACTCAATCAGCGTGTTCAAGCGTTCGTCAAGGCGTCCGCCACGAATCATTCGGACCTGTGCCTGATGTTTGATACCCTGGCCGACGACATTATTCTTAACCGCCCGCAACGCAGACTTGGCGAAATCTGAATCGCGTACAAGAGCACGAGCACGGTTCCGCAGAATCCGAATACTGTTCTTAATCTCAGAGTCTGCGCTCGTCCCTTGGCTGACCCAATCATTAGTAAGGCGATTAACTTGTGCGCCTCCATAATTGCGGCGGTTTGGCTTGCGGCGTCGTGTAAAAGGCCACATATCAGATAAACCTCACGCGAGTAACACCAGGGTTACCGAGACCTTGCTTGACTTTTTCGGCGCGACGTTCGCGATCTACTTCAGACTTCAAGGCATCTCGTAACTGCAGCAATTCTGCCATCTTGTAACGCTTTAGGCTTCTCCCGCCGATGGTGTATTCCTGAACTGCTCCACCTTGCGCGAGTGTGCGGATCGCAGCCTCAACGTAATCAAGGTCAATTTGTGCGCGGGAGCGATCATCAAAGGCACCCGGCGTTCCTGAATACTCAAGAGTTGCTTTAACAGTGAACTGCCCTCTACCAGCTGTGTGCTGCAGTGCTCCTGAGGTTGCGACGGCTTGCCATGTCCAAAGCCCTGCGTCAAACGCTCCGCTAGTGCTTGAAGGGATAGTGACGCGCCAGCCATCTGATTCAGCAACCCCAGTGACGTTGGCACCCTCTGAGGCGATATTTGTGCGGGCGTACCAAACAAGCGCATAAGTGCCGCTGTCAATCTGACTGCCTACTGAATCAGTAAAGGCAGGCACGTCAAAAATGACGGTGTCACCTGCAAAAATCGTATCGGGAACGCGAATGGTCACCAGTTCGTTACAAAAGACTGCTGGGGCCGCGACCTGCGTCGATTACGCAATGGCTGGCGTTCTGATTCTAACGGTTCCGAGGGCTTACGTTCAACCTTATCGTCATTCCCGATATTCTTCTTAAATTGTTCAAAAATAGTGTGCCGGTTGAAGCGCATGTATAGAAAATTTAAAGCGGCATAGGAATAAACAAAACAGTCAAGCGCCTCGTTGCGATCACCAGCTTTTTTCTTCCACTCCCGCACAGCAAAGCCTTTGACATAGCGCACAACCTGACGCTCAGAGGTGAGTTGCTTGAAATACTCTGCCCCGGCCTCCGCATGAAAATGAATGTAACCAGGGCCTTCTTCGTTGTGCTTCAAGCGCCCGAACAACGTGCTTTTGATCGTGTCTACGCCAACAGGGAACACCTGCGCTGAATTCTTAAGCACTTGCCCTTTGTAGTTGATGTCAACTTTGCTTGGCTTCCCAATTGCAGGCTTATTGCGCTGTGATTGCCCTTTCAACGCAAAAACATTCAGCCGTTGGCGCTGACGGCAATAAGCGTAAACCTCTGATGTGTAGTGGCCTCCAGAGTCAATCCCTATCGCAGATACTTTCATCTGCTTGCCGCTAGATGTTGGATAGGTTCTGGTAATAACGTCATCAACTTGATCCCATAGCTTTGTATTGGCAGGGTCTCCGTAAATCTCAGCGTGAGAGATCAACCAGCATTCCTCTCCTTCAGTCCACGCATACAGGCTGATTGCCACCCGATTGTCTTGAACGTCAACACCAGCTGTAAGGATTGAAGCTTTTTCTGGTACTTCACCCGCAGGGTAAAACTCAGCTCGTTCGCGCAACCCATCAGCACCCAGCCTTGCGCCTACTTCCTCTTCCTATGTCTCGCCAAGCACGGTGTTAACAAAGGTTTTTAACAAGGGAGCATCGTTTTTCGCACGTAAAAATTCAGTGACAATTTCCTGCCAACTTTTCCATCCCAGAGGCGAATACAAGCTGGACAGATGAAAGCCAACAGTGCGCGGATCTTCAGAAGTAGAAGTTCCCCTCCATTCGCCTTTTCTAAGCATTTCGCTCTTGTAATACTCTTCAATATGTGTGCCGCATGATTCGCAGACATACGCTGCAGTCTTGGGGTCCGAATCTCGCCATTGAATGTTCTTCCACTGCAGCCATTGCATGTGGCCACAATGCGGACAAGGGACAAAATAGCGGCGCTGATCTGACGCCAAATATTCAGTCTCGATTCGGCTCATATCCTTGACAGTAGGAGTCGAGGTGAGGATGATCTTTCTACGCGAGAAGGTAGACGCACGGCGTTCAGCTAGTGCGCAAGGATCACCCTCTCCATCAACATCTGACGGAAAAGCATCAACTTCATCCAGTAGCACCCAACGACACGGCGCAGATCTCAAGCCAGTAGCTGAATTTGCACCTGTTAGCAACAAGATGCCTCCTGGAAATTCTTTTGAAAACATAGTGTTCCCCGAGTCTCGACTTCTCGCTGGAGCAACCTTTTCGGCCAAGCAAGGAGTCTCATGGATCAACGAATCAAGGCGCTGTTTACTCAACCGTTTCGCCATTTCAATCGTCGGCTGGACAAACATGGCTGGTCCTGGAGCGTGGGCAATCATGTACCCCACGACGTTATTGATCCCTTCAGTCTTTCCGAGTTGAGCACCAGCCATGAATACAACCTTCTGCACAGAGCTGCTGGAAGACATGCAATCCATGATCTCCCGTAGATATGGGGTGCGATCAGTTCGCCACGGCCCTGGTTCCGAGGAAGCCTTGCTACTCAGCATCCTGTACTGATCAGCCCACTCCGAAACCGTCAGGTCAGCGTCAGGTTTCAGTCCGTCAAGGAACGCCTGTCGATACAGCCGTATTCCATCATCCATCGGTCAAACGCTCCAACGCCTTACGCAACTCTTCAGACAAGGCTTGATGAATTACTACTGGGTCTGTTTCTGCTGCAAATTGATTGGCGACACGATCAGGAATGCTGTTCAACGCATCGCGAACAGAACGCGCCATTGAGAAGGCTTCACGTTTTACTTTGTCGGCCTCGCAAAGCTTCTCCTCTTTTATCTCTAAATCGAGCCGGGCCATTTCGGCGCGAAAATGCTCAGACTTTGCGCGAGACTCGTTGAAGCTAGGGATCTCTTGCTCTGAACCTGCAACTCTCGTAGTAAGCTGATCGATTTCGCCGTTCCAAGCTGCGATAGCTGCTTCTTGATCGTAGAGAACGGTCCCACCTTTTTTCCTGTAGGTGCCTTCAAGCCTGCCTTTTGACTTGACTTGACTGATGCGAGGAGGACTTACACCTAGGATTTCTGCAAGTTTTGCCTGTGTAATTTCCGGCAAGATGGAATAACGCCGATTAACGGAACATTACATCAAAGCGAGTCAAATTGCGATTTCTCCATATATATGAATGAAAAGGGTGCGCATTCCATCGTGGCATGGTAAGATGGTCGGCTTCTGACGCTAGCTGAGAGACGAGGCCTGAAATTAC